CCCGAAAGGATGCCATAAAAAAGTTTTCATCTGAGTTGCTTCAGCTGGTCTGACAGTAGGTGTTTTGGATTGCATGTCTCTGGGCTCTGTACCTTACCCTACCTACTACGATTTTTAAGCCAACCTCGGTGTCATTGTTGGCCTGGACATATTGCATCTAAGTCAGATCTCTCTACACTCAACCTGTTCCGACTATGCAAACGTAAAACCCAAGGGGCACCGTTTTAAGGCATCTCAAGTCAAGGCTTGAGGTAGTGCATAGAAGTCTCTATTGTGAATAAGAGATTTGGTTGCCGTCACACATCAGAACGGATTCACCAGCAGAATTATAGTCCGGCCTGCCAACCTTGTGTCACAGTGGTTAGATTAAATCACTAGCATTCTTGTTAGTCCAACCAGATCAATTACTACCATTAGTAGATAGTTGGCCAACATTCCAAAACTTCGACGAGTATATGCAGCCCAGGCATACATTGTACAGCCAGCAATCCATAGCGGGTACATGTACAACAACGGGGGAGTGGGCACAGTTGCAGCCATTAATATGCTACAACCAATACTGATTGCCCAGGCCAAGATCTCTACACGGAATCTAAATGGATAATCATTGTAATCTTTACTAATCCATGTAAATATTTTTGATACCGTATTATTCATTGTGGATATTTTATGCTATTGTACACTTGCTCGCTGGCCAAATTTTTGCCTTTGGCTTCACACATGATGTCAAATTGACTAGAAAATGTTGATACCCACTCATTACAAGCATGATTCCAATAAAAGTCTGAATGTGCTCGCAGCTTTTGTTTTTTGTACCCTTGTGCCAGCAAACCCAGCAAATCTGGCTTGACAGCGGCATCATGATCAACTAGTACATCTTCTCGACTGATCGAATAATGCATGGCCGGTCTAACACCGCGCCAGGAGTTGATCACTTGCTGTACTCTACTGTCATTGGCGCTGATGTACTCTCCGCTGTTGATCCAGTGATGATGCACATCTAATACCAAGGCCACGTGCTTGGCCACTCTCAAGGTGCTGTCTAGACCATTAGTCATTTCGTCATTTTCAATAGAAATAAGATTACGGGCCTCAGGACTCAGCTTGCCCAATGTTTGAAGAAATTTATCCACGCCGCCGCGGCCGCTCAAGTGCACATTTATTTTAAATCCATGATCATGCCAAGTTGCTCCATAGCCCATCCAACGTGCCATGTCTGCATGATATTCAAATTCTTGAATTGATCGTTCCACAATACCATCATCAATACTGGCCAACACGCAGAACTGGCCAGGATGAAAACTCAATCGAACTCCAAGCTCACGTGCCCGTGCACCAACTGGGGCAAAGATTTTTTCACAGTGTGATTGAACATGCAATTGCTGCCACCAGTTGATCCATGATTCGTGGGTGTAGCCTTGCAGCATTTCACTACCGAATCGAACCATTTTGCGACCTTCAGGCAATGTAGCAACACGTTCTACCATGAGCAATGCTGCACGAGCATTATGATTCATGATATCCCACTGCCGCTGTTCAGCTTCAGCAGGGTGCTCACGCAACCAACGCATGGTGGTTGATCTGCCATTTAGCTCACGATCCTTGGCGTTTACTTTCATGCCTCCGCACTCTGCTGGGTCGTTAAGCCATTTACATGCAAAACCCACTTTACCATTTGCCATTTTTTTGCCATTCGTAACAGTTAACTACAATAGGCTATTGTACATGTAATTGCGTATTTTGTCTAGTAATTTATTCGGACAGAGCTCGAATCAAGTCCAGGGTTACACAATGGAATCCGCCGCCCAGCGTGCGGGAATGGCGCAGTTTTAATGGAATTACTTTGAACTGATGGCTTTGCAACGTCTTTATCAACTCAACCTGATCCTGATCCACAATCACAGTATGTGGGTCAACTACCAACATGTTCATGGCAATCCACTTTGATGCGTATGGATATTGATAAAAATCTTGGGCAACAACATCTTCTACCCAAATTTTTTGCCACCCATCAAACATTTTAGGACATGTGTCAGCGGATACTCTTGATGAATTTAACATCACCAGACCATTACGCAGCACAACAATGGTTGAATCAATGTGCACCCCGGAATAAAAATTGCACAGTTCAATCTCAACGTTGGGCAATTGCTCGCATAACCAATCATATGCTTTGCGATTGCCGCTGGCGCTTTCTAAAAATAACCATCGGTTCTTGGCCACTCGTAAAACATTGGCAGCGTCTAAAATCATGTCTTGATCACGGGGCATGGTGATTACATCAGCTGCTTGTTGCAAAATATCATGATAACATTGAAGTTCCATATTTCTACAAGGATACATCATGGCAGGATCAATAATAATATCACCATGAACTATGAGTCGATCACGTGGACAATAATTATATAATCCATCGTGAACCTGAAAATTCAAAGGATCGGGTCTTACCACTTGCACGCCCAGTGAAACAAGGGTGTCTGCTAGGGTCTGCAGGTCTTGGTTGCTTTGGTCAATAATCCACTGAGGTACTGGTCCCGACGGGACAGGGGTTTCTTTCCACAAGGTTTTTTGGCCTTCTTGACCAAACACTGGATCATACAATGGCCAGTTTGCGTGAGTAGCATCGCCAACTACCACTTTTTTAAGAGAATCATATTCATTACAACAAGAAATCATGCAGGTACATGTCCAGTTATTTGCAAGGTGTATCTTGGAAAATTTCCAAGATTGGCTGCCAAGTGCGGAGTATCATATTGCCACTCAACGGTATCGCCTGCACGCCAGTTGGTCAGTGGCACGTTGCATCCTTCAAAATAATGTCCCGATTTCCAGTCTTCTAAAAATACCACAGCTCTGCGTATGGTGTGTTCTTTGCCCTGCAAGCTAAACAACTCTATGTATTTTTTATAAAGATCACCGTGTGTGGGCAAAATTGTTCCGGTGGCCATTCGATAGTAGCTGGTGCCAACATCTTGCCATCCCATGGTTTCAAAAATATTGATGAACTTGGAATTCCAGACAGGTTGTGTACTACGCATGTCGCACATGTCACCTGTAAACTTGTCTGCATATCCCATGCTGATCCAGTTGGTTAAGTTTTCGGCATTGTTGAACGTTTCGTTGATGTACAGCAAATCTTTGTATTCAAGATCCCAAAATACTGGAATTTTACATTTAACTATTGCGTGTGTTACCATAATGTACTACCTCCACGTTGTTGGTTGATTGCAATTTGCGCCACGGATCCACAATTATTGAACCTGGCTGTATTTTGCAGTATGGCACAGTGTCCAACTGGTCGCCGGTGTACTCGTATGTGATTTTGCGATTGTGTGCCCATAAAAACACAGCAGCAGTGTCAACTGAATCTACCACATTGTCCGGGTTGTCTGCCAGCGGGTCAACATACAACACCTTGCGGCCTTCTTGTTCAATATAATGTCCCACCAATGTGCTGTAGCTACCAATACAGTAAGGTACATCGGGTTTGTATGCCTTGCCGTGAATCACAATAGGCATATTATTGTTCATTACGGATATGTCCAACAAAAACAGTGCTAAATTTTTAGCTTGTATTTCTCGAGCATCCATCACAGTTGCAAACAGGTCGTAACCTAGATTATATTCTTTGGCAAGCCAACGCAGCGCAATATTATCACGAGGATGACAATTATGCACTACTAGTCCAGTATCTGCATTTATGTAAAATTGGTCATCGTAGACAGAGTGTGTTGGTTCAACTTCTAAGTTGTACACTTTTCCAGTGTAGTTAATTTTTTCAATTTTCATAATTTAATTCCTAGTTTCCTTAATTTATCTTCAGTTAAGACTTCTATCCTTATATACGGATGTTGCTCAGCTAATAACTCAAATTTTCTGTATTGCTTTTTGTACCAATGGGTTGCCTTGGGGTCAACATAACATTGCCAGTTATGCACATAAAAGTCTGGAAAATAATGATGAGTTAATCCGTCATCTGCAACATATGGTATTTTTCCGCGATGACACTCAAATGTTAATACATTTTCGTCGAGAAATTTTATGAATGCTAGTTCATATTTTCCTTGTACCTTATAAGTTACACCCGATGAGTGGATATAATCGTACCACTTAGTGTATCCCATTCGTAACCCCAACAATTGGGCATTATCATACGCCCCGCGGGCCCAGGCATCTATGGATCCTTGTTTGAATTTAAAACGAAATTCGGGATCTTGCATTAGTGCTGACCTAGTTGCAGAAACTTTAGCCCTTACATCTGCCCGTTTCATGGCATTTTTTTCACCAAGATTAACCCCTTTCATAGCCTGTGATAATCGCTCTCTAACTGCAGGATTTTGATATGCGGCCCGAACTCCTTTGGTCATTTTTTCAATACGTGCAGGTTGAATATTTTGCAGCCCTTGCCAACATTTGTTGCAAAAATCCTGTGAAAATAATGGATTTTTTTGCATTTTAGCATAATGCGATTTAGTGCGAGTATGCAACTTGTTACAGCGATCACATATTAGCTCTACCATTGTTTCTTGAACCGTAGTTGTTTTTCCAGTTTTTTTAACAGTCCACGAGTATGATTTTTTAAATTCTTGTGTTTTCATACAACTATTTAGCACAGAATTAAAAATATACATAGCAAGCGCCTATATTACCCAATCTTGTACAATTTATCTGTTTCTAAAATTTCTTCGGCTCTGACAATAATCCTGGTTCCGTTGCGTGACACTGGAATTAAATGTTCCGGAGTTGTTAATAACTCGTCTCCGTCATCTGTAGTGAATTTAATCAATTGTCCAGCATAATCTCGGCAGGTAACAATATCAATTTTTTTCTGGTCCTGCACCCGACATGCATAATTCACAGAATCGACTAGCCGAATTTTTTCAGAATCTAAACAGTATTCTGTATATAAATCTTTCATTGTGATAGCGACACCATCTACGGTGACTTTAAATTCAGGTAACACACATGCGCCAGCATCCCCCATGCCTGCTGTCATGTACTTTGGTCCCATGATACGCATGGTGCTACGTGCAAGGGCATCTGTAACCACATCAACATTGATATGCCCAATACGTAGTGCAAAATCCTGAATCATGTTTACAAGACCTACCTTGGCCGAAATAAATGTGTTGTAAAAAATCTTGATAGCTTCACATTCGTCCCAGGTGCCAATCTCGTAACGAGGGTTATTTTGCATGATAGTTTTGTAGATTTCTACTAATTCGTTAGCAAGAGCATTTGGATTTCCGTCTTCAGTGCCAATCATGATCATCTCAGGGTTGACCATATCCCATTTGACTGATCCCATGGCAATCAAATAAGGATTATACAAGAACTGATGAGTTGAATCCAGCAAAGAATAAAACTTGCGACGAGTGGTACCGGGTAACACAGTGCTGATCAACACCACCTTTTTGGGACCAGTGGCATATTTGTTTATGTTGTTGATTGCATCGACCACTGCGTCGTGCTCAAAATCTTTAGGCTCCATGTGACTCGACGGCACTGATCCATCGTACCCCTCGGCATGGGGGGTTGGAACAGCAATAAAAATCCACTCACTGCTGTTTACTACCTCTTGGATGCTGCAAACTTTGACACTGGTGCTGTCACGTGGGTAAATATCGTAACCCCGCACTGTGTGTTGCTCAGCAAACACTTCTGCGCAATCCATGCCTAATTTGCCCAAGCCAATAAAACCAATATATTTCATAAATGTCAATTCCTTTAGATAGATTATACAACTTTTTAGATAGTCTTAGCGACCATAACTTAATAATTTATCGCTGGGCCCCACATGGCTCAAAAAAACTTGAAGACTTGGGACTGTTATGCGATTATTGGGCAACTGACCCAGTAAATGTTGCAATCAGTCCTCAAATGATATGCCATGATCAAGAACCATTAAACAGTGCTTATTATGACGCCAACTTGCTGTTAACAATGTTTGTTCAGCGGCTTTGTAAGTTTACTGGTTTGCCAGAAAGTTCACAAAAAATTAGAGAAGTAGCTACTGCCCACTTGGCCAACTGGCCAACAAAGATAGTAAACACGTATAACATACACGATCGAGTACTGTTGCTGCATTCTGAACAAAATGGTCCAGAGCTTGCAACGTATCAGCAACTTGGATGTATTCCGGTATATTATTGGAGTCATGCAATAATTGCCAGAGATTGGTTCAGATATGCCGAGCATGACCCTGAATTAGAGCGTAAATCAATTAGAACTGACTTTTTGATATACAATCGCGCCTGGCAAGGAACCCGCGAATACCGATTAAAATTTGCTGAATTAGTAATACAGTCAGGCCTGGTTTCCAACTGCAAAATGGGTTTTGCAGCAACTGACGGTGATACTGATTATAGAAATTATAGGTTCCAGAATTCAAGATTTCAAAATACTACCAATAATATAGAAAAGTATTTCTTTTCAAATCATGCTGATTCTAATTCTAGTGCAGACTATGAGAATAGTGACTACCAATCTTGCGGAATTGAAGTTGTGCTGGAGACCTTGTTTGACGACCCCAGGTGGCATTTAACAGAAAAAACTCTTAGGCCTATAGCATGCGGTCAGCCATTTATATTGGCAGCAACTGCTGGCAGTTTGGCCTATCTAAGAAATTATGGATTTTGCACGTTTGGTAAGTATATTGACGAAAGTTATGATCAAATACAAGATCCAATCAAACGATTGCAGGCAATTGTTGCATTGATGAAATCTATATCAACCTTGCCAATGGAACAAAAGCAAATGTTGTTTAGAAATATGAAAGAAATATGTGAGCACAATCGCAAAAGATTTTTCAGTCATGCTTTTATGCAGCAAGTGCTTGACGAATACTGCACCAATCTATCCACAGGATTAAACGAAATGCAACAACATTGTACCGGAATAGGGTTTCGTCACACAATGCAAAACGCACATGGATTCAACAAGTTGCCATGGCCTCAAGTAATGTCACGTGGTGATTGTGCCAACATATGGTTGGCACTCAAACGCGGATCCTAGTGCCGTCCCAGTCAGCTGCTGGCTCTGTTTGTTTATGCCCTATTACTCGCAGCAGCATGTCAGAATAAAAGCTATCCAGCTCAGCATTCCATCGACCCATTAGTGCTTCAATTGCGTGCTCACAATAAGTCCAGTTTTTTGATTGATAGTTATCAATTAAATCTGCATGAATTTTTTTGTGTGCGTCAAGACTGCCAAATTCAGACAATGGAATTTTTTCCACCACACAATAAGCAGTAGAAAGTAAGCCTGATTCAGAGTGTTTGAATGTATCTAACTCTAGTACTGTAAAGCGGTTGGGAATTTCTTTAACAGCGTCTCCAAATATAATGTGCATAGTGTTTCCTTTTAAATATGTATCATGCAGTTTACTTTTGATTTAATTTCTGATTTACATGTTGACACTTGGACCACAGCGTTTGACTGGTCTGGGCTTGCGACTAGTTCTATTTGTGTTGTTGCTGGAGATGTTGCACGTGATCGCCGTACAATTTTTAATACGCTGCAGCATCTTGGGCAATGCTATCAAGCGGTATTTTATATAGACGGAAACAACGAACATGCTGGTTTTGCTGCAGATCTAGACAGCAGCTATGTTGAATTTTCAAATAAACTTTCTAAAATTCCTAATGTGATATATCTTCAGGATAACGTGGCAGTTGTTAATGGGGTTGCAATTTTAGGCACCAACGGTTGGTGGGGTTTTGATTTTGATCTTGGAGTTTCAGCTGAACAGAGCATGATTTGGTATGGCGAAAAAGAATCGTTAGACACTGCTCAACTTCGACAGATACAACAACGCAGTGTCGAAGATGCTGCATACTTGATGAGTAGTGTTAAACGGCTCCAAACACATAATGATATTAAAAAAATTGTAATGGTCACTCACACTGTTCCGGATCCAGCATTGATCGACCATGATATTGATCTAACAGGACACCTGAAATTCAACACCATGGGCAATCGTTACATGATGCAAGCAATTGCGTCAGATACCGAAAATAAAATAAGCACCTGGTGTTTTGGGCACTATTATGGATCAGTAGATCAAGTACGCAGAGGTATACAGTTTGTAAACAATTGTCGAGGCAAACAAAACTCGCCTTACTCTACATCAGTGTATCATCCCAAACGTATTGTTGTTGAATACTAAATGGAAATTTCTGGTTCCAGTTTGATCTGCAGCGGATAACTCTGTGCCCGTGCCAACATGGTAATTTCAATACCTTTTTGTTCAGCAATTTCATATGGCAACACTGCAACAATGGCTGATCCTGCTTCGTGAATGTCCACTGTGATTTGTGCAGCGGTGTCCACAGTGTAATCAAAATATTCAATTAGACTCTCAACCACAAATTCATATGTGGTTTTACTGTCATTCAAATATACCACTCGATACATAGGAGGTTCTTTAACATCTACCAAGGGTTTGATTCTGGTGCGTGTTTCTGCTTGTGTCATTATTATTCCTTGTTAAAGTGGCAGCAACGTGCTGCCACTGTATTTACACTATATTATACTGTCAATTGTAACTGATAGCAATACTCTTTGGTTTAGCACTGTCCGGAACTTGACGCTCAAGATTCACAGCTAAAATACCATCGCGAATTCTAGCTGTCATTACTTGAACATGCTCTGCCAAGGTAAACACATGTCGAAAGTCTCGGCTGCTAATACCATGATGCAAGTACTCTCGTACTGCATCATGGTCACGGGTTCGCTCACCTGCAATTGATAGCGACCGATTTTCAAGACTAATATTAATTTCTCCTTCAGTAAATCCAGCCACAGCAACTTCAATAGTTAGCGTATCATCACCTGTTTTGATAACATTATGAGGGGGATAATTGCCAGCTGATTGTGGTGCAGTGACACGCATAAGTTCATCAAACATGTTATCGAAACCAATACCAAATTTGTGAATTGCGGGAATATCGAAAGAACGAAGAGATAGAGTTTTTGTCATTTGTTTTCTCCTTTATATAAGCAAGATGACTATGTATGTAAACCCCAGAATGGGCATCTACAACATTATTTATTATACACGAATAACAAGTTATATTTTGTTATTTAGGTCAGTTACAATGCGATATTGCATAATTTTGGGACTGTATTCTCTTGGACGCCAAGTCATTGCCCAAAATGAATAATACTCATCTTGTGTAAAGCAAACTCGTAGTCTATACTTGCTGACTTTAGTTGTGTATGGAATCAGATATTTTGTGTGCCATGTTTGTAATTCTTTGTGAATTATACGCATTTCTTGTGCGGCCGCGTCAAACGGCAGCATAAACTCAATATACATTACTCGTTAACAACACGCAATTGTTGTGGGTTATCAACTTGGTCAATGTCGATTTCTACAACCGAGATGCCTTGCTTTCGATATTGTGCTAGATTATACATGTGCGGCAGTAGCACTCGCTCTAGTTCAGTATGCAGACCCCGTGCACCAGTTTTGTTCTTGATAGTATACTCGGCAATTAGATCCAAGCTAGCTGGAGTAAAGGCAAGAGCAACTTGATCCTGCTCAAACAACCAATGGTACTGGCTAATATAGTTGTTCTTGACTTCTACAAGGATACGCACAAGATCCAACTTGCTGAGTTCGGTAAGAGAGACCCAGCTTGGAAATCGACCAACAAACTCAGGAATCAATCCAAACCGTACCAAATCATCGGGACTAACATTGGCCAATTGATCTGATGAAATAACTGACAAGTCAGCTGCAAAGCCAATACTAGTGCCCTTGACACGATTTTTTACAATATTATCTAATCCAACAAATGCACCACCTGCAATAAACAAGATATTTGTAGTATCAATTTCAATTGTTTCTCCATTGGGATGCTTGCGTGAACCAGTGGGAGTTACTCTGCATTTGGTGCCTTCAACCAACTTGAGCAAGGCCTGCTGCACTCCCTCACCGGACACATCCCGAGTGATGCTGGCACCCTCGCCACGCCGGCTAATCTTGTCAATTTCATCCACAAACACAATACCACGTTGTGTTTTCTCAATATCACCGCCGGCAGCAGCATACAATCTAGAAATCAAGCTTTCCACATCATCCCCAACATAGCCTGCTTCGGTCAAACTTGTGGCGTCTGCAATGACAAATGGCACGTCTAGATAACGAGCAACAGTTTTTGCCAGCAAGGTCTTGCCCGAGCCTGTGGGCCCAAGCATCAAAATATTGGCTTTTTCAATTTCTTTTTCTGGGTCTTGATTGTTGATGCGTTTGTAATGGTTGACCACCGCAACACTCAGCACTTGCTTGGCGCGGTCTTGACCAATCACATACTGGTCAAGATGATGTTTGATCTCAACTGGATCCAAAATAACATTGCCAATTTTCGCAGCCGGCATTTCGTCAACCAGCAAGGTGCCACACAGATCCACACACTCGTTACAAATAGCAACAGAATCCCCTACTATAAGTTTGGTCACAACATCTTTGTGCTTGCCGCAAAAACTACAGGTATCTAGATTTTCAGTTATTTTCATGTGTTACTCTTTAAACGTTGTGTCAATTGCTCATATTCACTAGCACTTAGCAAATCCTGGTCGTACTCACCTGCTGCAATTTTTGCAATCAAATGATCAATATATGCAGTATTGTAAGTGTAACTGTCGGTGGAGTTTTTGTCAATCACAATCCAATCACTTCCAGTATATTTGTACAATGATGTGGGCATTTGATCTATCCTAACAAACGTATCTCCGCGTCGTGCACTGGCCGGGAATATTCTGCCAAAACCGGTAACTGGATCAGTAACATAGTTCAACCATGGCAGCTGATAGATTTCTCCGCGTTCCAGCATGCGCCGCTGACTTTTTATAGTGTTATCAGGGTTGAGTAGTTTCCATCTTTTGATAGCGGCTTTTATCGCCGGGGGTTCATTTTGCAAGTCTTGGTCTTCATCATCAATAACAGGGTCAATAAATGTTGTATCTAGCAACAGCGCTGAGCCGTTTGAGATTGGCATTATTTCAATGGTTTTTTTTACCACAGACGGAGGCTCGGTCTCCCATCCTGCCGGGCGTCCGCGTCCAGGATTTGTTAGGTAAGGGTGGGAACCAACGGTATGTGCGTTTGTTGCAGCCGGCTGATTGACAATCTTGTCTATTGCCGGCTTTGGCGCAGTTGCAACAATTTGATCAAGTTGATCTTGGGTTAACGAACCATCATCTGGCTGGTATGCTGGTGCTGCACCCAATAATTCAGACTGCTTTTTTTCTCTGGCCCATTTTATACTTTGTTGAGCTGCAAGTACCAATACCAAGGCCAATGGATCAAACACTGCAACAATTAATATAATCAGCAACCGTACTGTTTTTTCTAATAAATTGGTGTCTGGATTATCCCCATAAACCATGGCAGCAATATACTTTATGGGTCCAACGTCGGCTTCAACTTGCCTTACTTCGGCTGCAATCGGCGCTCGCTGCTCATTAAGATCAATAAGCCTTTTTTGCTCAATTGTAATTTGATTTTGAACACGAGTGCGTTCAGCTGTTTGAGCTCTGCGAATCGCAACAGATCTGTTGACAGCTGCGTTGTTTGTTGCATCTTGAGTTCGACTCAGCGTCTGATTAACTTGCTCGTCCAGTTGCTGTAGTGTTGTCCTGCTGGATTGGATATTCTCCTTGGCTGTTTTGATTTGTTCATCAAACACAGCAATGCGTCCAACGACATCTCCGGTTATTAAGTTTTGCTCACTGTGGGCTTTTGACAAGTAACCGAAACACCCAATGCTGGTCAATAACATAAGGAACGCAACAGCTGGCACAAGATACAGCTTGTATAACCAACTTGCTCTTTCCCAGTTTAATTTAAGCCATACCGCTGCAGTAAGTTTACCAACAGCCAAGGCTGCGCCCATGATCACAATTGGCCAAAATTCTGATGAAAATATAGCTGTTAGTCCAATAATACTATAGTATTCTGCTATAGCACTAATGGTCAGCGCCACTAGTAACGTAAACCATCCAAAAATCATTTATTTGTCCTACTAAAAATTCAAATACTGTAGATTATTTATTTGAATCTAACTTGGCCACAACACCATGCTTGACCGCAACCCATGACGCAAAGCTGGGATCTGGCACTTCAAACCACACCAGCAGATCTATGGGCATCCAATGATTTTTCTCAAGGCGACGTTTCACATGAGGCTGGCAACGCCACCCACGGCCATACTGCTGATTTGCTTCATGTATGATCTTGTACCAAGTAACAGTGGTAGATACTGTGAACCAAATGCGGTGCATGATCGGCGGCTTGGTTGATTCAAGTGAATCAACTGTAGTCATTAAGAACCGGTATATTCTTGTTTTTTGGTCAGCGCACATGCCAACATGAATTGTTCATATGCCTGCTTAACGCCCGGGTGTTTCATTAGTTTGTCGGCTTCTGCTTGCATGGCCATGACTGCAGCACTAGCAATGTCCTGAGCAGAACTGCCACTTAGCAAGCATAAGTCAGTACCAAGCTCCTTGGCCAATCGTTTCCAGGCGCGCTGTTGGCCCACAGTAATGGGAGTGCGAGTGGACCTGAGTTCACTGGCTTTGCATATGGCAGCACACACTGCATCCTCGGCCACGCGTCCGGCAGCAATCATGGCCGCGTAGTCGGGATCAATATTGAATCTGCGGCTGACACCGCCTGGATAACACATTACCAAATGATTGCCCTTGACAAGGCTATCCATCAAGTCACTATCATATTCAGCAACAGGAACATATTTGTAGGTTTTTCCTGTCTGAATTTTCTCGTAGTATACGTTTTTCATATTATATCTTTGGGCCGGCGTCTTTGTTGAATGCATCAACCATTTCGCGCAGCACCTTGTTCACATATTCATTAAAAGTCAGGTCGGCTTCATGCGCCAGTTTCATAATATGAAACTGTTCTTGATTTGACAGGTCAAGTGGTATGCTAACATCAGTTGAATAATCTTCGCCATCCCTGATTGCCAGGCATTTTTGGATGAAATCATCATCCACTTCAAGATCTGTATAATTAACCTCGTCCCAGGCTTGATTTGCCAACACATTCTTGGACTTGGCTTCTTTGTTGTGCTTTTTAGCATAGTCAGGATTGATCATACGATAAGCACGATTGTTGGTATAGTCGCACACTGTTACTTCATACACTCGTTGAGTCCGGGTGCTGAACACAATGTCCATGTTGTATCCACCCTTGCCATGCACCCCGTTCCAGCTGCTCAACTGATAGCTGTTTGATCCGTAGCAATCCCAACCATAATCGCCACCTTCGGTGATTTTATAGTTGGCCAATTCCATCCATTCTTGCATTGAAAGCATAATACGCTCCTTGTTATAACATTACATTTTATGAAAAATACCAATAAGTGTCAATCAGTTATTGGTATTTTCTATCCAGGGTTACGCCGGTTAACGCTGCAATGGTTTGAAACTGATCCCATGCGTCTTTGACAGCAGGGTTCTTTTCAAGTTCCGAACTTGGCAACACTGATTCTAACCAGGTCTCCGGCCGACGTCGTAGCAGTGCACCAAACTGTCTTGGCTGATGCATTTTACCAGTATTATACAGTTCAAGACTGACATTGCGAAACAATGCTTCATGGGCTTTGTTGTCAACATCCCAGTTGCGCCATTCGGGTTTGCTTAACCCACCGTGGCAGTAGCCTTGCCAAATATCTGCCCACTGTGAATCATTGTTGGGGTCAAAGTCGGTACGAGTGATCAGCACCAAGACATCAGTAATCTTGACTGTGCCCTCTACAATGTCTCGTACACAACGACTGTAACTAAGCCCTATACGCATGATTACCTTCCGTAATATTTGATTATAAGCTGCATGGCACCTGTCAGACGGTGATTAGCAATCACGTTGTCTGGGTGCACCCGCTGCCCTTTGTATCGCTGATCAATTTCCAACTTTCTTCTCATACTTTTGCTCCGGAATCAAAGTCTCGAAATCTCAAGAATCGTGGGAACCGGAGGCTGTGGGTCCCGTCTTGATTTTGAGTAACAGCATCAGCTTCAATTTCCACCAGGTGACCAAGTAACTGATCCCGGGCCACCCAATACTCATCACGATCAAGGTCAGAAAAACCACCACCAACATTGACACAAATAACGCGGTCATTATCAATTCCTTTACAAACAATTGCACCAACCCGGCCCGCATTGCGACCGGTACCTTCTTCAAACCCCACAATAGTCAAGTCTACTGAAATTGTGGGTTTCCATTTCATCCAGGAACTGCTGCGCTTGCACTCATACGGTGCCTGCAACTCCTTGATCATAATGCCCTCAAACCCATTATGCACTGCATCCTGTGCATATCTAGTCATGATATCGTGTCCTTGGGCAGTGTCCAGATCTACATCAAGGCCATTCATGATACGCAAGCAATCAGTTTCCATAAGAGTATTTCGAGCTGACTCTAACCACTCAAGTCTTTTGTGCTGTTGCAAGTTACAGTGACCTTCTTTGAAACTGTCTAGTGGAACAATATCAAAAATATGATATACCATACCACTGGTCTCAACGTCACTCTTGCGATGCGCTTGCTTCATGAGTTTCTGAAAACTCTCGCCCACAATCTCTCCATCCAGCACATAATGCCTGAGTGTGCCTCGTCCGTACTGGAATGCTTTTCGATTGGCCAGGATTGCATCTGCAATTTGAGGAAAGTTGGAAAATTCTTTACCACTGCGGCTAAACAATGTACATGAACTACCTGACACCACAGCCAGCACACGAACACCATCCAGCTTGCATTCAAGTCGTTTGATGCCTTTCATTTTGGCAGGACGATCAGTGGAATCAGTTGCAAGCTGGCAAGTGAATACAGGAATTTTCCAATCTGTTTTGCCCAACACTTTGTTCAGGGTTTTTTCACTAATGCCACAACGCAAGTCTTTGATCAATACTCGTCGACACACAGTGTTCCACTCTTGAGAATCAAACTCCTCAGCACATTCCTGGATTGCGTCACGGGCTCTATGACCAGTAATGCCTCGAGTTCGCAGATCCCGGCACAAGGCCCAAAATCGTGTCCAGGGATTGGGCTGACCAATCAGCCCTTGTGTTTCTGGAATTTGCCTAACGTTGTAAACAAAGAAAGGGTTATATGCCAGATAGCAATTGTACAAGAAACACTGAGCATTTGAACTGCCTAGGGTAGCAGCTACCAAGGCTTTTTCAATCACGTGCTCTTTGTGTAATCGGCTGTCAGAGCTTTCAAGGTCAGCGATCCAATCAGCTGACACCAACTGCCCTAAAAATTCTTCAGATTCAAAATCAATTGCATTCATATATACTCAACCAATTTTAACTACACGAGCAAACATTTGATCAGACATGCATTGACCTTGTGCCAAGGTACGAAATGTTTCATTGACGTTTTCAACTTCCACTGCCTTGCCGTCAAACACTTGACGAATTGTGCGACAGGTGATCTCTGCCCCTTTGACCGCAGTTACCTCCCCGATCATGTAACAGGTTAAGTTATTGGGAAAGTCAAAACTCTTAATAATTGATCCTAATTGCATTGTCGGCTCCTGTTTTGCTTTGCTATGTGTATATTATAGCAGATAAAGCATTAACTGTCAACTATAGAATGTTACCATGAACTGTTGTAAAACACTCTCAATCCCATAAAAAGCTCTGCTCGAGCATTTATTACAAATTCCAAATCGGCCTCACAATAATACTGGTCTGAATCTTCACCAAAAAAGAAACCCATGGTGGCCGGCAAGGTGCCTGACTGCACAGCATGTTCCAAGTGATCAATATCTTGCCAAGTCAGTTCAATCTCATTGCCATTGAATTCGCCTTGGTTGCCCTGACTTTGCCACAACAATTGCATCCATCCGTGAAGATTAGGATGCTTTCGGCGATACCCCAGCTCTCTGGGGCTGGCTTCGGGATCACGACCTTCGGCAATAGATGTTGTTGCCACATACATGTACATGTCAAGTCCCATTATTCTGCTTCTCCATTAGTTTTGCTGCAATAGCGCGAGACAGACTTTCATGGGCCGGGTGCTGGTTCTCAAGGTCTATCAGTTCATCAAACGTCAGCCCAATCAACTCAGTGTGAACTTCCGTGGCCAGCTGGTCCTGATACTCTTTGGTTTTACATGCAGGCCAAGTGCAGGGATGCTTTTCTGCTTCGATGATGGCTTGACGCAGGGCTTCTACCACGACTGCACAGTCGTCCTCAGACCCCAAGCACACAAGTACATCAAGTGCTTGTTTCATTACTTCAACCGTCATGTGTTTTTTTCTTTCTGCCTTGCGTTATTTTTTAACATCAGAATGCTGCGCTCAATGCATCCAAGTAGGTGTATTGTTTCATTTTATTGAGCTTGGTCAGTGTGATTTCAAACTCAGCAATTCTGTATGTGTATACACCGGTTTGGATATTCATCGAGATGATAGCAGACGGAACCAAATCAAGTTCGGTATTAAAGTCGATCACAGTATCATTCTCCTGCCCAGCACAACTTACTTCGGCACAGCCGGGCTGACCACCAGTTCGTACTGGATAAACGGATCGACTGTTGTCAGTACTCCAAATATCAACACGCAATGTCTCGGGACTAACCGCAATAGATTTTCCGTTTACGGTCAACGCAACTGCATACCCAACTGCACTAGACGATGCGGGCTTGGCGTTAATGAACTTTAGTGTGTCTACGATACCTTCGTCATACCGGTTCATTTCTTGAACAATTGCTAGCATCATATCAAAATTGAACGAATCAAAAAGAGATGTCACAGTTTGCACAACCTGCTCGGTCTGTGACTGATCTTTCAGATTGTCAGCTAGGTATTCACGCACAAATGCCTCATCAAGTCCTTCATATTCCAGTCGGTAAAAAATACGCCCTGGTCTGTTTTTCAAATTTCGGTTCAGCTTCCACTCGTCGTTGCAAGTCACAATAAACAATTTTTTCTGTGGAAACACGCCGTCGAGCAGTGTCAGAATGTGCGCTTGAGCTTCATCATCGTATACCTTTTCAAACTCGTCAAACATAACAATGCAACGCTGTGAAATGTCTTGAATGAATTTATTAAACACATCGCCAAAAAATGCGCTGTTAATAATTAGCGTCGGAATATCTTCCAACACAGCATTTGATGATAGTAGTTTCGCTAGCATTGTTTTGCCAGAACCCTTTTCACCAACAAGCAACACACCGGTTGAAACAGTGCGATCAAGATATGTGTTCAGAATGCGTTTGGCCGTTGAAGCGGTATCTCCGTATACCTTACAAGGAATATCATTGAATTTTTCGGAAATTTCCAGATAGTACATGTTTTTTAGCTCGTCAAATTTTACGATATACACACCAGCTGGCAAGTGTTCTCGGATATCCAGTGCATCGCTTGGGGCAACGTGAAATACATTGCCAGATTTTATAAAGTGTGTCATTTTTGATTTTCCATAGTGTGTTTTACAATTTTCATAATTTCAGATTCTGATAAGGTAAGAACTACATCAGTAGATAGTTTTTCCTTTAGTAGTTTCATTGCTATACCAAGTGGCTTGCCACTCAGTCCAGTCCATTCCATAACCAAGCTGCCGTTAAATTTTTTGTTGGCACGGTCAACATACCGTTTGTTGTCCCAAATTGCTTCAAACTGGGCTTGTGCATGCGGAAACTCTGCATAAATCAGGGCTGTATAGACAGACTTGTCTTTGTTCCATTCATATGGATTCTGATTAGTATGTTGTTCGCACCACTTTAAAAATGCAGTATACGTTGGTCGTTTGGAATCTCTAACTCTTGCTGCATGGTTTCTGTTATCCAGTAGAAAAATATCAGCATTAAAATACTTGGAATTTGCCACGTTTACGAAAATGTCTTCCATGGTCTGCAGCTCTTCTACAGGCTCAATGTCAAGAAAATGCTCTGCTTGCAATGGGTCATGTGTTAAGATAATTTCTCCCAACACAGTGTCATTGGACCTAACTGGAAATTTTAAACAATCATGCCCGTGTTTAAGCCCCATCTTGTGAGCGTACCTACCAATCAGATTGCCACGGTCGTTCCATGAAAAGTAATTTAGTGCGTAGCTGTACTCAATTTCAGTAGTTAAAACTAGATCAACTTGAAGTTCTTGGAAAGTCAAGCTCCACACGCTTCCGTTGTGGCTTACGTTTGCAGTTTGGAATATTTCTTGGAGGTATTTTTGTGAAAGTTGTACACGCGGCGTGTACAGGACATCCATGTCACCGAATGACTCTTTTTTTGCATAGCCCGGAATAACATCAAACCTGTCAGCAAATATGGAAACTCGTTCCATGATATCTGACATAATTTCAAAATATTCAGCCGCTATGTACCGACGGGTAAGTCCAGGAAATACTCGGCCGCCCATTATTTCAACTCACTTGGATACACATTCAGTGCCATATCACAACCGACTCCACCAAGAGATGCATATTCAAGTCTATATGACTGCCTATCTATGTGCATAAAGAATGTATTGATATCAACCTCGTCCAGTACAATCTTTTGCTGTAAGATTTTCACTTCAGAGTCTGAGATGCTTTGATGGTAAATTGTGCATCTTTTCAGGAAGATGACAACAGCTTTCATATCGGGCCAGATTTCTGTAACAAAGTCTTGTTCGATCAATAATTTCATTTGGTTTCTTTCTGCTATGTGTATATTATAGCATTTTGGGCATTAACTGTCAACCGAGGCGCCTTGGGTAGTGTCTCTGAACATTGTTACTCAGCCGGTGCGTTGATCAATTGGTGATGAAACCCTTCCCAGTCGCACTCAAGACACGCAGCAGGTGAATCAGAGTCTTGGACTTTAACGCTGTGGCAGTAATGCTCAAGAGTGTTTGCCATAAAGGTCTGTATGTGAGCAAGCGTGACGGAATCACTTCCGCAAACGGGGCAACTAAGTACGGTCATGATGTCTCCCTTAATATTTTTGCCGCCGTTGATAGCAATATAGCTTGCTGGCTGCCCGCTTCACGGAGTTCGCTAAGCGTATCCTCAGGTAGATCAAGCATGTAGGCACAGTCATCCCACGCAATCAGTGCCGCAATTGCTCCCCCGGCGGTATCTGATCAAACAAGGCAGCAGAGCCGCGTGGATCCCAGGGTGCATCTCTACGGTCCCAAGCTGCTGTGCCGCAGCCTGCAGCAGCCACAGCGCACACTACAGCTAGACTACAGCGTAGCAATGTAGTCACGTACATGATCTGTAACCTCCATGTGCTGATCGAACGCTGAGGCAATCATCAGCTCCAGCA